CGGTGAAACGTTCGCGTTGTACACGAGTCATGTACAGAATATCCGTCTGGTTGATGATGTCTTCCGTAAATTCGGTATATTCGTTGTATTTGATGCCATGTTTGTCGCAGAAGTTTTTCTGTTCGTCCGGCATGCGGAGTTCGTTTGGTGCGATAAAGTTGAATGTCGGGTTGAAATGAGACATACCTACTATCAGTGAGTGTACGGTACGTCCGTATTTCAGGTCGCCTACCATTGTGATGTTGAGATCGGTCAGCTTGCCTTGTGTCTTTTGAATGGAATAGAGGTCCAGCATTGTCTGGGAGGGATGCTGGTTTGCTCCGTCACCGGCATTGATGATAGGCACGTCCGTAACCTCCGATGCATAACGGGCGGCGCCTTCCAAATGGTGGCGCATAATGATAAGATCGACGTAGTTGCTTACCATCAGGATGGTATCTTTCAGTGTTTCGCCTTTGGAGGAACTAGTCGTGGAAGCGTCGGAGAAACCGATCACACGGCCGCCCAACCGGTTCACCGCAGTTTCGAAACTCAGACGTGTGCGGGTGGAGGGTTCGAAGAACAAGGTCGCTGCAACTTTGCCTTCCAGTACCTTACGGTTCGGATTTGCTTCAAACTTCCTGGCGTTATCCAGAATACGAAGAATGTCCTCTTTGGAGCATTGATCGATAGAAACTAAACTTTTACTTTTCATTTATATGCTGTAATATGTTTATTATCTTATATTTATATATTTATGAATTGACTTATGTAAAATATTTGTAAAAAAGTTAGTCGTTTATTCATAGATATAACGTTTCTCGTTTGGCAAAGATAGTTTTTTTCTATACGCTGTCGCATGGCATGACTAAAAAAATATGCCGGGATTTTATTGCTACGAATTAAGAATAGCTGTGATTGTTTCTGGTTATTCATAAGCTTTCCCTATTCTTTTGCCAACAACAGCTCCTTGTTCAAACTTCGCGTTTTTTATATCCACGATCAATACTCCTTTTAGTCCGGACACACCTTCTTTTTTAGCTTCTTCAAGAAATTGCGAAGCAAGTGCGTCATATCCGGAAGCTGATTCAGCGTCAATGGCAATAATCAAATAGCCGTTATCGGTAACAACAGCCTTTTCGCAGGTGAATCCTGTGATGGTTTCGATGTATTTATCTGCACCAGTTACCTCTGTCTTGCTTTCTCCGCATGAAAAAGCAATGATTAGAATTAATGAAAATAGGATGTTTCTCATAATCATTTATTTTAGAGTATTGCTATCTTTTTTGTTTCATCATTGTATTTTACAATATAAAATCCAGATTGGAGTGGTATTGATACATTGTTTTTCACTGATGAACTAAATACTAATGTGCCGTTTATATTGTAGATTGAAACATGAGTATTTTGAACTGTTTCTAAAACAATATTTCTTCTAATAACTCTTATATTCACATTATTAAAGGAAACACATTCGTTGTCAACAGTGTTTTGGTTATATTCCTTAATGTTTTTGAATTCACTCCAATATTTTGATTCCCAGGCATATTTATTATACATTCCATTAGGAACAAATAATTTGCATTCAGTTTTGGTTCGTTCATCAAATGAGTCATCTTTGATTGAAAATGGAACTCCTGTACAATATATTTTATCTATATGACAACCTCTAAAAGCATCACTTTCTATATAATCCATTGATTCTGGGAATATGATTTCTTGTAAGTTTTTACAATTGTCAAATGAATGTTTTAATATAGCGCATTTGCTTTTTAATTATAATTTATTAATTCCTATACATCCATAGAAAGAGTATGGCCCTATCCATGTTACAGAGTTTGGAATATCTATTTTATTTAGTTTTTCACACCCCCAAAATACCGAACCTGAAAATGTCGTTATTTGTTCAGGTAAAGTGATATCAGAAAGATTTGTACACATGTAAAAAGACTCGTATCCAAGTGCCAATGTTTTTTGTGGCAGTATGATAGATTTTAGATTAGTGCAATTCTTAAAGGCTTCTTCCGGTATGACATTGTCTTCATCTCCTTCTCCGTGAATATAAGAATCGAACATATCTACATATTCTAAAGATCCATTTTGCACCATATTCCTAAGTACAATAATATCTTCATTGTTAATGTTGCCAGTTAATGTAATGTCTGAAATATTATTGATTTCTGTATTAATCTTAGAGAAAAGAGTACCGGCTATTTCAAGATTTATAGTTCGTTTATTCTGTGCATTTGCAGAAATAAAAATAAATAGAAAAAATAGTGTTTTCTTCATTTTGTTTGTAATTAGTTTGTTTATTGTTTGATGATTTTTATAGGACCATTGCTGTACTCCTTTGTTACGCATCCTAATACCAGGTCTATATGTCTTATGGTTTCTTTAGGAATCCGGATAGGAGAATGAATCAATCTTCCGTCTGAATATGTACTTTCATTGCTACTGTACGCGAGAATGTAGTCTTCTCCTCCATCTTGAAGTCTTTTTGTTATCCTAAACTCTGTAGTCTCAATAGAATAATTGCGTCCCCATATTATCAATCTATTATCTTCTACTCGTTTTAATGCAAGGATACTACCACTTGGATACTCAATCATGCTATCTCCATAATGACGGATTGCTGCGGTTGCTTCTGGGAACCAGTCGCCGGCGTCTATCAATTCGGAAGGAGCTATGTGACCTGAATTATCTGCGACCATTGTGTTGACACCTCCAATGCTTGCAACGTCATCATAAAAAGGGATTCGTTTTTTTTCACGAAAAGAATCTGAACTACTTTTTAAAGTAGATTCTCTTTCGTTGTTTATGGTTTCTACATTAGAAGTGGAGATTTTATAATAATATTTATTTACAATTTCTTCTCCAAAATTCTTTCGTAGAACATCCATTTGCTCAGTCGTTAAATCTCTATCGCTTTTTTCTTGCATAGAAATATTGTTTTGCTTGCAACCAAATAAAACAGCAATTTCAGATTGTGTCTTATTAACTTCTTTTCTTAAGCCTTTTAAATTATACATAACATCAATGATATATCATTTTTATTATCTTTGTGTCGGAATCAAGTTGCGGATGATACCGACTAAATTGTTAAAATGTTCCCGTAAGGGACTATATAGGCGACTTCCTCAAACCGCAACTTTGGGGTTGTCGTCTTTGCTTTATCACTATGGATGACAATAATAAACTTCCGTATCAACAGGCTACCAAAGAGTCTATTCTGAATTTAGCAATTGAACGCTATAAATCAGATGTACAAATTCAATGTGATATTTGGAATAGACGCAATGTTAACGCTTCTTTTCCATGTCATTTGAACCATCTACTTCAATATTCGGGATTAAAACTGTTATCTCCCGAAGAGTATAAGAAAGTCCAAGATGAGATAATTGAAAGCTTACATAAATTACTTTGATTGCTTAGGCATAATACCTAATCGTGCAATTCTCGAAACTAATTCTTCATATCCTATAATTTTATCTGTATCTTTTACTTTTGTGAGCAACATAAGTATTCTATTTTTCCCACTCTCTAAAACCTTGATATCTTCTGGAACAACAATCATCTCCAAAAGCACCTTAACTATTGTATTACAAGTCTCAATTTCTCCGATATTCGAAAAGTGGTATAATGAGCTTATTCTGTAATCTAAAAATCGATACTCAACTCCTAAAGGATCAGACTTAAGTAAAATGTAATAATAAAAATCAGAAATAGCATTGGTTGTTAAAGCGTTATTTCTTTCCGTGCTTATGAGTGCCGCGGTCTTATCTTCTTCTAATTCCTTGCTTTTCTTATTTATATCTATAAATGTATATATCTGCCATCCTATTAGAATTGTCACTAACAATGATAATACTCCTACTATCACTCCTTGGTAATCAAATCCCAATTCTGCTTTATGCGGACAAGCTACACATATTGCAACTAAACTAATAAGTACAGCTACAGAACTTAATAATAACGCCCAACTCTCTTTCTTCATAACCACTCTATATAATGTACGCAAGAATACGGAAAGGTTAAATAATGTTTATGTACTGAATGATTGAATTTCATGGAATCATATTTGGGTTTTAACTGATAATATGTTTTCTACAATAAAGAGTTTTCTTATTTTACTTTTGTGTAATTTTATATCATCATATCTGGAATTTTCGCTACGTAGGATAATATAGTTTTTTTCATCCTGTTCATATCTGCGGATATATTTAATCATCCTATATTCGTCTAAAAGTATTAAATAGATTTGCCCGTAGAAGATGTCTTCCCAGTTAAATATTTCTCGAATAACAACTCTATTCCCATTATATATTACTGGTTCCATGCTATCACCATTAGCCGTTACTATTTTGGCAGTTTTACTTATTTCTGGCAAATTAACTGAACCGATAATTCTATCTTCTGCAAATTCTATTTCTCTATTATCCATCCCGCAAGTCGCATCTATATCATATACTAAAGTCCCACTAAAAGAACTTTCGTTTATGTCAGATTCGGTTATTTTTATGGTTTTGTTATATGAACTTTGTTCATTGTTGACAACCGGGAAAATCTCACTGATTTTTTTGCTCATGGTTTCGTTATATGGTACACGACCATTTATCATATCAGATAAATATGTCTTTTTAACCCCTAAACTATCAGCTATTTGGGATTGATTGAGTGAATATTCATATTTAATCCTGCTAATTAAGTTTTTAAATTCTTGATTTATAGCCATAAAACATAAATTAACTATTTATATATGAAAATAGTTCATATATAGCGTTGATTATATGAATTAAGTTCATATCTTTGCATCATCAATCAATCACGAAAGCAAAGGTAAGCGATCGTGTTGAGTAAAGCAATAATACGAATACATTAAAATACACGATTATGGCACGATCTTATGAAACAGCATTAGCAGAACTCGAAAACAAAAAAGGCGAGTTAGAAGCGTTGAACACGATTGGCGAAGAAGAAGTCTGCTATATATACAATGTAGATAGCAAGTCTGAGATCGTGAAGATTCTCTCTAATGAAATAGAAGTTCTTGAAAGAGAGGTTGAATATCTCACCCCACTGGATTGGTCTAACGATCCTGTTGCCGAAATATTTGGTGGCTACGAAGCAATGAACAACTATTTATACTAACACATAAACACACACGATTATGAATATATTAGTTACTGAGAATTACAATCGTAAAGATATTTTCGAGATTGTAGATGAATATCCTCATGGTTATATAGTTTGGCCAATCGGCAGACGAAATTTTCCGTTTACAGGCTACGTGCCTCTCGCAAAGCCAACCGACGAACCTTATCATATTGATATTAATACGCTAAAGGCAATCAAGGTTAATGATAATGTCGCTGATCACATTCTTAATGAAGCCTCATTTAGAGGGGTGGATAAAGCAAAGTTTCACCACATTGTATCAAGTTTTAACCGGTAGTCTTTGGACTACTTTAATATACACACGATTATGAAAACTTCAAATTTTAGACACAAAGTATTTTGCATGGCTTACGAACTTATGAAAGCAACAGGTAAAGCGTTCGCGGTATGTCTTTCACGCGCATGGGCATTGTACCGTTTGACAAAACAAATGCACAAAGGTATCGTATCATTCGCCTATGAAAAGTCTGATGGTTCACTTCGCAAAGCCAAAGGTACGCTTAAAGACATTCAGAATCTTATCAAAGGTACTGGTTCTGAAAACTACAAGACGGTTCGCTATTTCGATATTGAGGCGAACGGATTCAGATCGTTCAAAGTAGAAAACTTCATAACGATTTACTAAAGCAAAGGGCATGAGTCGAAAGTGTTCGGCTGGTGAAGAAAGGCGTTTCTGACCGGGTTCGATTCCCGGACGCCCACAGTAAGTTCTTTGTCTTATTTCAACCTTAGCACTCGCAGAAATGGAGTTTAAGCGAAAGGATTACAAAGTATAATGTATAAACGTGGTGAGCTTTGAGCCATGACCCACAGGGATACATTATAGATAAAAGAATTGTCAAAGGGGCAAGTTCCTTGCGGTGTTATGTGTCAGACATTGGTTAACCGTTGCCTCTTTTCAAAATACAACCTGGTTCTGAAAGCGCGACGCTGCCTATCGGATGGGCTGCCGGGTACAAATAAAATAAATGATATGGAAGTTTTAGGTGTATTTATATTCGCAGGTGGTGCTTTTGGAGCACTTTTTTTTCATCAATATGCCGATGGTTACAAACCTTATCTTATTATAGGAAACTTTTTAATAGCTGTCGCTATATCAGGTCTTATAGTTTTTGCTATAGGCCTTTATAGGTACTCCAAAATGCCTATTTATGAATATAAAGTAAGTGCGCATTATATTGATGGTAGCACAAAGACGCTATTATTTGATAGTAAATATGATCCTAAAATAAACGCGGCTCGTGGGACATATTGGATTGAATACGGCGCATATACAGAACTTGGCGTTGTGAGGTTTGAAATAATAAGCAAGAAGAAAAGATAATTAAAATATCATAGCACATGAATTACAACATTGAACTAAAACATCAAGAAAAAGACAATCAATTGACAATATCCATACATGTTGAAGATTTGCCAATCAATTGTCTGAAAAATTTGGAGTACATAAAAGAAGATGCCGAGAAAGCGGTTACTTCTTACTTGGACCTTTTACGCGGAGAGAAAGTTAGTCATGAAAAGTCTCCAGATAATCAGTGAAGCATTTCAAAAGGAACAAGAAATTTTTAAAGACATCGTTTTCTTGCGGAAACGTTTTAATTATACACCCTTTGCATTTATTTGGCAGATCTACCAACTCTCTATTTAAAGGCAGATTTGGATCAAATGAATAAACCAAGTGGGTAAATTTTATAGCTTGTTCATATAACGGTTGTCCATCAAGAAACATCTTGCTTATTGATGGTTCAAAGGTGTTATACTCGTCAAGTAAATCTTCGACTTTAGAACGAATGTCTTTAGCCATGCTCAGGTACTTTTCTGATTTCATACTTCTTAATTTTTAAAGTTTGCACCACAAAGTTAAGAAAACCCTCTGAAGAGGCGCGAAGCTACTGATCGAATCAGCCGGAGGGCACAAATCAAATCAAACAGTCATGAAGGTAATTTTTTATTCAAGAGTGCAGCTAATTTTATTCATCTGCGCAGTACTGATGTCGGCTACCTGTTTTGTTGGCATGTTCTTTAATCCGTTTCACGTATTAACATTCGTGATGTCGGTTATTCTAACGATCGCCATTTATAAAGAAAAAAGTTGGTAACTATTAATAATAATGTATATGGAAACAAAAGGTATTGAAGAAATGACAAGAGAGGAACTGATTGAATTGGTGTCGTCTCTTAATAAAGACCTCGAAAGTACAAAAAAGGACCTCGAACTTTATAAAGATTGGAAAAATCGAGAAGAAGCAGCCAAAGTGTTAGCTGAAAAGAAAATGTTGGCTATTAAGGCTTTTCTTGAAGTTGTTTAATTCGTTTTGTGTTTAGGTTAGCAAAAGCAGCCGGGTGAAAACCCCGGTAAACGGGCGGGCGGAATGCTCTGCACACAGCCGGAAGTGTGTATGCCGGATCGTTACCGGTTCCGTCCACATTCAATTAAATATAATCAGTTTATGGAGAAAAAAGTGGAAATTATGCCTCGTATGAGAGACTTAAAGAAAGGGAAGAAAGTAGAATTTCCTATCAATAAAGTCTGCACAGTGCGCAACAATGTTTCATTGCTTAATGCACAAGGGTACAAAAATGGACATAAGTGGAGATCGGAAACTAATGTTCCGAAAGGGATAGTTACAGTATTTAGAGATTCCTGATTCAAACTTTAAATACACACGATTATGAAAGTATTTACCGAGTTAACGCCCGAATGTGACATTACAGCACAAATGTACGCAGCCGGGTATGAAAAAAAGGAGATTGCCGTATTGAAGCATCGTGCAGTAAGTACGATAAATAACCAGCTTCAGACAGCATTTTTAATTTTGGGTGTTCGGAATGGGAGGGAGTTGGCATTAAAGTTAGCCGAGAGGATATCAGGTATCCGGTTGACGCTGGACTTTTCGCCGGCCATGAGATCATTTGTTGCTTGTGTACTTTTGATTATTCTTTGTGTTGATAGTCATTTAGACATGAAACGGCAACAAATCCGAACCCGTTCTAATGCCAATGTAGAACTTATCGCCCGTGTTCGTGTAAGAATTAGAGGGCGTAATATGCCTTTATTATATGGAACTTGACGTTTGGCAATTACAGAAAATAATAAAAGCGGCCGCGAAAGAAGCTGTCAGCGAATATGCGATCTCCAAGGATCCGGTCATTGATGAGATTACGGAAACGCAAGCTATACGACTTGGATTTGGTAGAAGGTGGTTGGCTCATCAGTGCGCTACGGGAGCATTGACTTGGAAAAGGGCTGGTGTACATAGGAATAGTCCTAAAGTTTATTCGCTGAAGAAACTTAAAGAATTGAAGGATGGTATAGATCCTTTATTGAAGTCTCTAATATAATTACTAACTAAAAATATAACAATCATGAGTTTAATCAGAAAATCAACGGAATTGAATATTCCAACAAACGTAAAGATGATGATTTACGGTCAAGCAGGTATGGGTAAGAGCACAGTAGCTTTGAGTGCACCAAAGCCTCTGTTGTTGGATTTTGACAACGGTGTTAAGCGTATGAATATGGCTCATTTGGAGAATATTGACACTGTACAGGTCACTTCTTGGAATGATGTTCAGCTGGTTTTGCAAGAAGATTTGTCTGTTTATCAGACTATTGTGGTTGATACCATTGGTAAGATGATGGATTTTATCATCACTTATAAATGTGGAACCAGGCAGCCATCTATTCGAGATTGGGGCGGTATCAATGCTGAATTTTCTTGGATGACAAGAACGCTATCAAGTCTGAAGAAACATATCATTTTTGTTGCCCATCGTGACACAAGAAAAGAGGGTGATGATACGGTGTTTATTCCTGCCTTACGTGAGAAGTCCTACAACTCCATCGTCACCGAACTTGATTTGTTAGGTTACTTGGAAATGAAGAGTGAGAGAGGAGTGCAGAGACGTACTATTACTTTCGATCCGACATCAAGGAATGACGGAAAGAATACTTGTAACTTGCCTTCAGTGATGGAAGTACCTACCATCCTTGACAAAAACGGCAATCCGACGACCAAGAATGATTTTATCTCTACTCGGATTATTGCTCCATATCTTACTATGTTGCAATCAAAAAAGGCTGAACAAGAAGCATATAACAAAGTGCTATCTGATATAACAGGTTGTTTAGAATTAGTTGCCGACGCAGCTTCAGCGAATGACTTTATCGCCCATATTGATGATTTCAACCATGTGGGAAGTTCAAAGATGAAAGCCTCAATGATGTTGGCAGCTAAGGCGAAAGAATTAGGACTGATTTTTAACAAAGAGACTAAAACTTATTCAGATGCAGCCTAAGTATAAGATATATGCAACATTATTGGATTCTTACTTCAATTACCTTAATAGCGATGTCATATATGAGCGTTATTATGGGTGGAGTGAGAATCCACCATGTACGGAAGAAGAGTTTCGGCAGAAGCAGTTTCAAGAACTGATAGACCGTATTAACCGTAAACCGTTTGACAGCGAAGCTGCCGACAAGGGTACGGCTTTTAATGAGGTCATTGACTGTATGATTGAGAACCGGAAATCTGAAACGGTGCAGGTAGAAAAGATATATTCTGATATAGGGAATGGCGAGCAAAAGGTTATAGCCTTGAAAGCCGTTTATAACAATCGTTCATTTGTCTTTCCTATATCCCTTTGTCGTGAGTTCGCAAATTACTACAAAGGGGCGTTGACGCAGCAACGTGTAGAGGCAATCCTTCCGACTGCATACGGCAATGTATTGGTTTACGGTCTGATTGACGAACTGATGCCTACCAGTGTTCACGACATCAAAACAACCGGTAGTTATACCGTGGGAAAGTTCAAAGATCACCACCAGCATTTAGTATATCCATACGCTTTAATGAAGAACGGTTCTGATGTACGGACATTTGAGTATAACATTGTAGAGTTCAACAAAGGCGGCTATGTGGTAGATACCTATACAGAAACATACGTTTTCAATCCTGAACGTGATATTCCTATTCTTACTAATCATTGTGAGGAGTTTATCCGGTTCTTGGAAGAAAACAGAGCACTTATAACCGATACTAAAATCTTTGGAAATGGATGATATACGACTTGAAAAATGAATACCAAATACCCAAGTTTAAGGAGTATGTAAATAAACTGTTCAAGGAGCGGGCCGTTGTGGAAGTAAAAAAGAAGCTTCCTAACCGCACGCTTGCCCAAAACAGCTACTTGCATCTTCTTTTAGGGTATTTCGGTAGTGAATACGGTTGCAGCCTCGATGAAGCAAAAATTGATTTTTATAAGAGGACTTGCAACCGTGATTTGTTTGAACGTAAGACGGTCAACAAGAAAGGCAATGAAGTAACCTATTTACGCAGTTCTGCCGAACTGACAACAGGTGAAATGACCCTGAGTATTGACCGTTTCCGTAATTGGAGTGCATCAGTGGCAGGTATCTATCTGCCGGCTGCAAATGAACATCAAATGCTGATATACGCCCAGCAGGAAATACAAAGAAATCAAGAATTTATTTAGTTATGATAGAAACAAGAAAAACAGAAATCCGGTATGTGACATCTGACCCAAAGAAGATGCTCAACATGTATCTTGCAAAACGTGTCCTCAAAACATGGGAGGAATCTTTCATTGATGAAGATACCGGTGAAACAGTAACGATTGAACGGAATGAAATTCTTTTCGACCGTGGTACGCTGATAGACCAAGACATTTTGGCGAAAATTCGTTTCAGCATGGAAGCTGACGGTATCAGGGAAGTGGAAGTCAGCAATCAGAACCGTTTGGCGTTCGAGAATGAAAATAATGTGTTATATCCGCATATTGCCCAAGCGGAAATAGGAGGTAAGAAAAGCAAGTTCCTGCTTTACGCAACAGGGTTGGAGAATGCTTGCCTTATCTTGAAAGACTATATCGAACTAAACTATTTGTTCGGATTCACTCTGACTATGGTAAAAGAGTTCGATTCCTGTGTAATTCTCACCGATACTTTGAAAGAACGCAAGGTGGACGACGCTTCGATAGCCTACCTCAAAGAAGAGATTACTACAGAAGAATATCTTGATAAGATGGATGAAGAGAATCAGGAAGATGAAGAATCCAAGCCTGACGAAAGGAAGTTCTACCAAATTGAGACGAAAATTACCTTCATGAATGGAGAAAATGAAGATGAAAGAGTTCAAACTTTTGTCGTGAACACTTTTAACGTTGATAGGGCGATGATGCTTATTACCCATTACCTTAAAAACAAAGAGGATGAGTGTGAGAAACAAGCCAAAGAAAATGGACATGAGTTTAGAAAGAGGGAAATCCATACAGCTATAGAATCGGCAAAACCTATTCCGGTAGGACGATTCATCCCGAAAGAATTTTCAATAGCCTATATAGAATAATAGCATATTGTTTTTTCATGGTATTAGTTTTAGAGTAGAAACAGCCCTGTTCCGTCCGTGAGGATATGTCGGGGCAAATGGGAAGAAAGGTAAGTAGCCATGATATGTATATGTGTTTCTAGGGTTCGATTCCCCGGCTTCCCACCAAATCAACAAATAATAAAAATTAAAACATTATGGATAGCATGGATTATATGGAATACTGGTATCACTCAATGGATTTTGGTAATGATATACCTGTAGATAGTGATGATTTTGACAACTATAACTTTGATTGATTATGAATATAGTAAAAAGTAAGAGTTTTAAGAATGGAACAGTGTATTGTTTACGTCTTGAAGACGGTATGCTTGTAGAGACGACTGATACGTTTCTTCCGTACTACACGAAAGATGCGATAGGAAGGAAACAAAACTTCCTTGACAATGATAACTTGGGAAGTCGTTCCGAACGCTGGATGATTGGCGTTTCGACAATGAGCGGATGTCCTGTAAGATGCAAGTTTTGTGCTACAGGTAATATGAAACGCTATCGCAACCTTACGGCTGATGAGATTGTCGGTCAGGTGGAATTTGCCATTGAGCAGGCTGGATTCGACCCTTGCGATGCCAATGAGTTCAAGATAAACTA